AGCACAGTTCAGGCCCCGCCTACTGGATACAATCGTTCGACTATCTATCCAAAGGCGGACGTTCTACATTGACCGTAAACGCCGTCGATGGCTGGGGGTTGCTCGAAAGATGGAAGGCCAGGCGACAATATAGCTGGGCCTCCGGTGATAAAAACATCTTTCAACTGCTGAACTTCATCCATTCACGGGCAGGCTTGGAGTTCTCCGCCCTGGGCGGTTCATCGAGCGTAGTAACTGATCTAAAACCGGCGTTCACCATAAACCCTGGGGAATCGGGAAAGACCGCGGCTCTCCGACTCCTCGCCATGATACCGGACGTCCTGTTTTTCCGGGGATACTTCGGTTATCTCAAGTACATACAGTCGACCGACTCCGAAGATTATACCTATGGTACAGACCACGCCATACTTGAGGCGCACTATCACACGTCGCACAAAGCGGCTAACCGAGTGCAGGTAAATAGCGCAACCATCTTCACCGAAGCCTTTGACTGGGAAGAGATAGACCTTGTCTTTGATATTCTCGAACAGGATTACGACCTTGCGTTGACGACGACCGCGCGCACCGGAGCGCGGGCAACGGCCATCGAACGTCGTCAGACAGTTCGTTCGTACAACGGCTATTCGGTCGTACCCCTGAACTGTGGCCAGGAGATATACGACGTGGTCAAGCTCACAGACCAACGTGCGCCCCTCAGCGCTGAAAAGAGGCGTTTACTTGGCATAGACCACATGTTTTATCCTGCGAAAGCAGAGTACCGTTCACGTCTTATATTAGGGGCTGTGTGATGAATCAGATAATCAACCGTCTCTGCGCCCACCCCGCCACCCCCGACCGCCCCGACCCGCCCACCCGAGGACAAGCGCTTACCTTAACCGAGCGTTCGGGACCGTTCGAGGGGCTCGCCCATGGCGGCGACGACCGACCGACCGCCCTGAGCCTGTCGAAGGGCGACCGATTTTCTCGATTTCGTCATGATGGACGTAGTACACCCCGGGCACAGGCCCGTACAGGGTTTTGGGGGACATACCCCCACCCCAGCCCCACCCCGCCGCCCCTCCCCAACATACCAACGCCCGTCGAAATACAACAATCCCTCTCCCTTGACGGGAGAGGCTAGGTGAGGGTGACAATTGATACGCAAGGCAATCGTTAAATCATTCGATGCAGGCACACACAAAGCTACAGTACAGATCATCGGAAGCCTGAGCGTGTGGCTGGCGGACGTTCCCACCAATCGAGGCATCGCATCCGGCGACATGCTCGCCGATCGCTACTGCGCAGTGCTAACGCCGGACCCAGGACAGCCAGGAGATAGCGTTGTTATTGCAGTCTGGACATAGAGGAGGGTAATCATGAGGCTTACAATAGACCCAATACATATACATCACTCACGCCAAGATATCATTGACGAACATGGACAGGCCACCGGTCAACAGATAGAGGTCGTTACCCTTGATGTCAACGTTCCCAATCATCCCGACCTTCCAACCTATGGCATTGCCATCGACCTCCCACTCACAAAGGACAAGGTAAAGAACGCCATGGAAGCCTTGGCATGTCGCATCACCCGCCAACTCGCCGACGATGAAATCGTCCGAGACCAGATATCCAGCTTCGGCCTCCTTGATTATCAAGCCAAGCTTCTGTAAATCAAGCGCTGAGACCCAAATCCGAGCGTCCTTCTGCATCTCCCTACATATAAGGTAGCCCCACCCCAGCGCGGCCGGCCACGCGCGCCGCGCCCGCCGCCTGTGCGCGCGCTCCCCCCCTCCCCGTTGGCTGGGGTCGTTTAGCGTATACCAGGTGGCGTCGGGCCACCCCACCCGTTGCATCAGTCGTTGTGTCCACCCAACCCCCCCTACCACCCCCCTGCGCGCTGCATCTTTGGCACGCCCCACCCCTCCACCCTCTCACCACGAGCGCCCTACTTCATGTCAATGTCCGTAGAGCCTTCTTATGCGCCGTCCGTTGGGCGGCTAGTGTAGCCATCATCCTAAAACCAGCGCTGCATCCAATAAGGCCAACGCCCTACAACTAACACCGCTCATGCCTTTGGTGCGCTTGTCGGCGTCGTGGTCTGTTTGGCGCGGCGGCATGTTGGCCGCCTAGTGCGGCCATCGAAAGATACTACGGTCGGCGCTCTTCGGTCGAAACGAATCGAACGGCGTCGTCGTCGTCGCTGTCTCGTTCGTTTCCGTCAAAAAATCGTCGGCCACGCGGTAAACGGCGTACTGGGTGCGCTATCAATAATTTGATTTTTTCTTTTGGGGGCAGCTTCATTGTGGCGACCGCCGTTATCGGTGCGCAAGGGGCATTTGGGCAAGCCCAAATGACCTAAAGGTTAAACCCCATTGCGCACCGACGGCGTTCGCTTTGGGGGTTGCTGCCCCCCAAAAGGGAAAATTTTTACAGGAGGTAATAAAATCATGGGCTTAATTCTAAAGCGTGTTTGTCGTGGCTGTCAGGGCTTGTTTCCAAACGATGGCTCGCTGTTCACTCATGGCTATTGCCGGAAATGCTGGCCGAAGCGTCGTTCCTGGCTCGAACAGAAAGGGCTTTTAAAATGTGGGCATTTGCCTCCACCAAAAGCGCCTAGCGAAGCCGAATATTTTAATGCTATGTCAGGAAGGGGGTGAGACTGTTAGAAAATGTCTTCTGGTCCGGATAGACAAGAACTCACGTAAATACAAAAATTCAATAAGGAGCACACCAAAATGGCAGTACAACAAATGGATAGACAAACTACTGGAGATCATCTTCGAAGGAAGGTAAAGAGCTCGTACGTCAAACTACCGGATAGCTTGATCGAGCGCTTATCCCGTTACTGCGAACGAACCGGTCACAGCCTACAAGATTGGTGTCTATACGCAATAGACGACCGGCTGGACTTCGAGACTAGCACGGGCTCATACGTACAAGGAGATCAAGATTATTCGATAGGGGCAAGATCATGAGACAGTGCCCACACTGCGGGAGTTGGGACACCACTTGCAAAGACATTCTCTGGCCTGAGTTCATTAGGCGTTGGAGATGTAACAGCTGCAAAAAAGCGTTCCACTCATGCACACATTAAATAAAGGAAGGAGATCATAACAATGGAACAGGAAGATTTTGGAAGGGTCCTATTCTTTCACACGCTATCCTGGGCAAGGATGCTGGTACAGGCGGGCTATACCAAGCACGAGCGCGGCTTTTATCTACTCTTTATAAGAGCAGGAATCACCGAAGGCTACCACGAAGGGCTAAAATATGGGAGGAGATCATAAAATGGAAGAGGCAAAATACAGTATCAATGTCAGGTTCAATCTCAGAGGCTACGACAGTCAGATTACACTCAGAGACGACGAGAACTGCGGCCTCCTCATGGAGAAGTACCTCAAGGTTCTAGGCAACCTCCACGACATAGGCGCTACTCCGGCCAGGAGATGGGAAGAAGTCAAAGGCAACGGCAATGGCAACGGCAACGGCAACGGCAACGGCAACGGTAAAACCGATTCCGGGACCGCAAAAACCGAACCGCCGGCAGCCGCGCAGCCCCGGTTAGATCATAGTACCCCGCCAACCTGCCGGTATTGCGGCGAATCAAAGTTCATGGAGCTCATAGAGTTCGACCGGAACGGCGCGCCCCGTAAAGCCTGGAAGTGCCAGGGATGCGAGAAGTGGCACTACGACAAAAACGGTAAGAAATAAAACCCATCCCCATCTGCACCTAAGAGGCTGTCCGATTACCAGTCGGGCAGCTTCTTTTTAAATACTTTTTCTACTACCACGTATAATGTAATAATGTATGGTCCCAGCATCAATAGAAATGGTGCTGTCAGTATTAGCAAAGTCCCCTTAGTCCTCGGACTTTTAATTATGGACTTGACAAATGCTCTCATTTATGGTATCCCTTTAGGGGATGAATAAATCAATTATACTACCCGAAGTCAAATGCCAGCGTTGCGGTTGGGAGTGGACTCCTCGCCGTAGTGGTAATCTCCCCAAGCGTTGCGCTAATCCAAAATGTCGTTCCCCATATTGGAATATACCTCGAAAAGGCGACGGGAATTGAATCTAATGCCAGGAAAAGTCAATTTCCTCGCATTCGCTCTAATTGAGAGGTTTCTACAACTTCAAAGGTACTTAAGTACCGCAGACATCACTTTTTAATCGTAGTATATTACGGACTTACACGATGATAGAAAAAGAACATCAATTAACATCTACAGAGCGATTAATGCAGGCTATTAAGTCCCTTATGCCCGTTAATCTCCATATTATTGAGGATATGGTTTATAAGCTTTTAGACCTTCAGCGTCTCCAAAATCCCGATGTTCCTTCCTCTCAACCTTCTGATCTTAATGAGTATGTTCTTCCCTGGTTGAATTCTCTTTTGTCTCAAGGCAGGAGTCTAGGCACTATCGAGAAATATCAACGGCATGTTTCATCACTTTTAAAGCAGTTTCCTAATCCTTCTCCCATTATTCTTGATGCGTATTTGGCTTCTAGTTCCGCATCCGGGCCCCACGTAATTTCCAATCGTGTATTTGCTTTTAAGTCCTTTTTTGGCTATCTCATGGACATGGATATTATTCATACCGACCCTACACAGCGCATTAAGCCCCCTCGTATACCTCATAGAGAGCGACCCATACCTACAGCCGCTCAAATTGCCAAATTGCTAGATGCTCCGATCGCAACTCTCAGAGATCATGCCCTTATCATGCTTATGTCTGGTTCAGGTTTGCGTATTGAGGAATGTGCAACGCTTCGTATTGTCGATATCGACTTTGATCTGTTATCTGTGACTGTTATAGGCAAGGGTAATAAGCAGCGTACCGTTCCGCTTCCCCCGGATTCAGCTGAAATTATAGTACTTCATATGGCCTCACTTTCCGACCGTACGTCCTGGTTATTCCCCGGTAAAAAGTGTTCAAAGCATATAAAGCCATCCTCGATTGATAAGCGGTTTCAGCATCTTTGTGCGTCAGCCGGTATATCGCCAATCGAGCCCCACCAACTCCGGCATTATGGCGCTAGTATGATGCTGCATCTCACTAATAATAATTTGAAGCTGGTATCAAAGTGGCTCGGGCACGCGGGCCCGCAAGTTACTGCAAAGGTTTACTGGCATTTAATTGACGCCGAGGCTATGCAGGCGGTTATCCAGAACAATAATCCTCTTGTCTCAATTCAGGCAGCTAGAAACGAGGGTTTATAATGCCCCGACGCTGGCATACTAAGACCAGGCATTGGATTTATCGCTTTTTGGTGCTTCGAGATGGTGATTTTTGTCAGGAATGCCATGCACTTCCGAGGGGTATCTATTCCCTCGATATTGACCATAAAGACGGAAATCCCCGCAATGACGACCCCCCGAATTTACGTCTTTTATGCCATCGTTGTAACGTAGCTATTGAGAACAAGTCCAGGGCTCGCTCCAAGTGCCCAGGAGAGAGAGAGAATCCTAATACTAGAGTCGTTAAAAATGCTATCTCCTATAATCAGGGCAGTGCTGAGATGCAGGCCAATTATCTATTTGAGATAGATTATCGTACTTGGATTCTTGATTTCGTTTCCTCTTACGGCTGGATATCGAAGAAAGAGGCCACAAATGCAGGCGCTGAGGTAGTAGGTTGCAATCCCACTACAGCATTAAAGTATCTTTCCAAGCTCACATCTCTTGCCGGTCCTCTCAAAGAGGAAAAGGATATGCTCAATGAGCCGATCATTATATCTAAGGCATCAGATAACGGTCATATAAAGGCTGAATTGTATCAATTTATTAAGGAGGGCAAATGAGCACAAAACTCGTCTTCGATTCCATTCGTAATATCAAGTTAACTTCTAAGCTTGATAAAGATGGACACCCCGCTAGTGTTATCGCTTTTTCTACTTATGCTGACCCGCATAATCTGGCCGAGTTAATAGATATGGTCAGTCAGCGCCCTATAACCATCACCATTACTAGCCCCCAGTTTGGATTTGGTGATGTAACCACCGGTGGTAAGGAGGATTCGCAATGAGACTTTTACGACTCGGAATTGAGACCCAAAACCCCGATCTTGTAGCTCATACTCTCATCTTTTCAGCAGCTAAGGCCATTGATAAAGCTAAGAACGGAGTAAAGCCAGATGCCAAGACTAAAGCGAGCAAAAGGCGGCCAGCCAGGCAATCAAAACGCTAGAACACACGGCTTTTATTCAAAAGTCCTGGATGACGCCGAGCAGCTTGATTTAGAGGTCGCCGAGGGCGTCCAGGGTATTGATGATGAGATCGCTTTACTCAGAGTCAAAATAATGCAGCTTCTGGCGAATGACCCTGATAATCTCCGTCTCATTATGGATGCTACCAGCACCATAGCTCGTCTTGTCCGGGTCCGCTACAACCTTAACAAAGGTCAGGGTAAAGGTGTCAAGGATGCAATAACCAAAGTTCTTACAGAGCTCGCCATCCCCGCAGGAATAGGGGCTATTAAAGGTCTATGATAAAACTCCGGCCATATCAGCAGCAGATCATGACCGCTGTCTCTCAAAGCGTCAGCCGGTCTCTCGGTCTTACCTTATCTGTTGAGATTGCTCGTCAGGGTGGCAAGAATGAGGTTTCCGCACAGCTAGAGGTAATGCTTCTTACAATCCACATGGGCATTGGTGGAAATATTATCAAGTGTAGCCCCACCTTCAAGCCTCAGACCGTAATTTCTATGCAGCGTCTAAAAGACCGGCTCATAGACTGGGGTTATAGTGGATTTTATCAAACTGAGATGGGATATATTGTTACGTTGGGGAATGCCAGGGCGATTTTCCTTTCAGCCGATGAATCCGCCAATGTGGTAGGAAATACCGCCCATATCCTGCTTGAGATTGACGAGTCCCAGGACGTGAGCAAGGAGAAGTATACAAAAGAATTTAAGCCGATGGGAGCTACCACAAATGTTACTACTGTTCATTATGGTACGACCTGGGATGATTCTACCCTTCTGGAAGAAACTAAGCAGTCCAATCTTGAGCTTGAGCGGCAGGACGGAATCAAGCGACATTTCCGCTTCCCCTGGGAAGTTGTTGCTGAGCATAATCCGCAGTATCGAGCCTATGTCGATTCCGAGCGCGAGCGATTAGGTGCCGATCATCCATTATATTTGACTCAGTATTGCCTACAGCCCATTAGAGGCGGTGGCCGTCTCTTTTCTCAGGCGCAATTAGCCCAGTTACAGGGTAAGCATGTCCGTCGCCTTCATCCTGACTATACCGTCGTTTACGTTGCAGGTCTTGACCTTGCTGGGGAGGCCGAGCAGCAGGAAGATATCATGCTTGAGGCCGTTTCTCCGGCCAGGGATGCTACCGTTCTCACCATCGGAGAGGCCGTCTGGAATGAAGGCACTCAGGCGCTCGATGTCAATGTTTTGCAGCATTATCAGTGGATAGGCGTTCCCCATCCCACCATTTATCAGCAGCTTGTTGATTTACTTAAGTATACATGGAATGTGCAGCGAGTGATCGTCGACGCAACGGGCATCGGCGAGCCGGTCGCTAGTTATCTATCGAAAGCCATGAAAGGCAAGGCCGTTCCATTCAAATTCACCCAAAAAAGTAAATCAGAGCTGGGTTTTAATCTGCTTGCCGCTGTTAATAGTGGCAGGCTCAAAATATACGCCAGAGATAATACCGAGGAGTGCGGCGAGCTCTGGAAGCAGCTACAGTTAGCGAAATCCGTTTTTAGGCCGAATCAGACTATGAATTTCTTTGTTGAGCCGTCAGACGGCCACGACGACCATCTTATGAGCCTTGCTTTACTCGTAGAGGCAGGCCGTGATTATACTCCGCGAACAGCAAAGGGGAGGACTTCATGATTGAGGATATTTTTAATGAGTTGAATAAAAAAGATTTGGACCGGCGTCAGAATTATGCCAGATATCTTACTTTTTATGGTGGGCAGCAGTGGGAGAGGCCGGAACGCCAGGGCGAAAAGCATCTTACATTTAATTATGCAAAGGTTTTTGTTGATAAAATCACTTCCTATCTTTTACATGATGTCAGTATCGCCATAGACCCTATTTCGGATACCGAAGAAGCCATTAATCAGGCATCTGAGGCTGAAAAAGCTATATCTCTGGTTGCTGATTTAAATGACCTTGAAATGCTCGATCATGATACTGAGATTGATGCTGCAATTCTCGGGGATGGTTGCTATAAGGTTACCTGGGGAGGCGATACCGTAAAAATCACAGCCCCGGACGTACAGGGGGTTTTTGCTTGGTGGGTCCCCGACGACCCTTCCCAGGTCTATCAGATAGCGTCTCAATATACGAATGATGATGGCGATAGCATTTTAGAGGTCTGGACAGACCTTTTCTATACATATTACGTCAATAACCAGCTTATTTATCATACTCCGAATCCTTATGGCTTTATTCCTTTTATTATCTTCCCCAATCTGCGAGAGCCTAAACAATTTTGGGGTAAATCCGATATTCCTGACCTTATGGAGACTCAGCGAGAGTTAAATAAGTCCATGAGTCAGGTTGGCCATATTTTAGAGCTTTCCGGCAATCCGATAGCCGTTTTAGAGAATATCGAGCAAGCCGAGGACATCGCGGTCAGGCCAGGTGCTGTTTGGGAGATTCCGGAAGCAGCTAAAGCCTATCTTTTAGACCTCTTACAGGGGGGAGGTATCCGGTTGCATCTTGAGTATATCGAGTTGCTCTATAGAATCCTCCACGATACATCGGAAAGTCCCAAATCGGCTTATGGCCGTACTGAGCGTGATTTAAGCGGCATCGCTCTCGAAATTGAGATGCAGCCTTTGTTGCAGAAGGTCAATCGTAAGCGTTTGATACGCTCGTCAGTCTATCGGAGACGTGCGAACATGATATTAAAGCTTTTAAAGCAGTATAAAGGTCTGGATTTCGGTCAGGTAGCTCCTAGATTGTGTTGGGGCTCTGTTTTGCCGTTGGACCGAGGCCGAATCGTTGCTGATGAAGTCCAGTTAGTCGAAAAAGGTGTCCATTCTCGTAAAACAGCTATGGAAGGAGTCGGGATTGAGGATACCGACGCTGAATTTACGCAGTGGTTAGAAGAGCGGGACCTTATTATGTCCCAAAACACAGCCCATAACGCCAAAGGGAGCAAGGACATAGCGAGAGAGAGCGATAAATCCTAGTCCCAGGGCGATACGGAATAAAAAAGAGGAGTTTCAAACATGGCCACAGTTGAGGAATTAACGCAGCAACTACAGGAGCGAGACGAGGCATTCGGCAATCTCAAAGAGGAGCACACCGCCGAGCTAGAGCGTGTCAATACTGAGCTCTCCGAGGCAAAACAGAGCCTTGAAGCTCTACAGAATGTAGATTCTACCAATGATACCCTTTCCGGCAGCCTTGCCTCTGCCGTCGAATCCTACAAAGTAGCGCTGGCCAAAGCTAATCCCGCCATTCCCCAGGAGCTTCTAGCAGGCGAAACCATCGAGGCCGTAGATAGCTCCCTTGAATCAGCCACAGCCCTTGTCGATAAGATCAAGGCAGCGCTGGCAGCCGAGGCCAAAGTCCCACCAGGTTCCCCGACCCGCTCTGGTCCGAATCTCGAAGGCCTCACCGGAGAGGCCAAAATCAAGGTAGCGTTGACGAACCCCACCAAATAACCCAACCGAAATAACACGAAAGGAGTAAATAACACATGGCGTTAACATTAGCAGAAGCAGCCAAACTGTCCAACGACATCCTGTTGCAGGGAGTCATAGAAGAGACAATCTATGACAGCCCTATCCTGCAAATGCTTCCGTTTATCGAGGTCGTCGGGAACGCCCTGACCTATAATCGGGAGAACGCATTACCGAGCATCGACTTCTACGAGGTAGGCGACACATGGGCGGAGTCAGCCCCGACTTTCAACCAGATAACCGCCACCCTCCGGATCATGGGCGGAGACGCCGATGTCGACAACTACATCAAAGGCACACGGAGCAACGTTCAGGACATCGAGGCCGCCGTGATAGCTCTCAAGGCGAAGGCGCTGGCGCACAAGTTCGAGGAGATGTTCATCTATGGCGACCATACGACCAATCCGAAGGAGTTTGACGGCATCCGTCTTATCATCGACACGACTGCGGCCAGTGACCAGGTGCTGGCGATGGCAGCGACCGGAGCGACCCTGACGCTGGCCAAGCTCGATGAGATGATAGACAGGGTAAAAGGTGGTCGCCCCGACATGCTGCTCATGAGCAAGCGCAGCCGGAGGAAAATCGTAACGCTGGCCAGGACAGCAGGCACGAACCTGCAGATACAGCAGGGGATACTCGGTCAACAGGTGCTTGCTTATGGCGATATCCCCATCGGCGTCTCAGACTGGATACTGGATACTCATACCCTGGTTGGAAGTGTGGAGACAAACACTGTAGGTGACACGAGCTCGACGATCTATGCTCTGCGCTTCGGTGAAGGTGCGCTCTGCGGCATAACGGGCCCGGGCGGAATGAATGTCGAGCGCATCGGGCAGTTGGAGACCAAAGACGCCACGAGAACCCGTATAAAGTGGTATACCTCGATATGCCTGTTCTCCACCGTCAGCTGCGCAGCCCTGATTGGAGTCAAGGAATAAAAATCTATCTGGGCCCACAAATGTAAAAGAAAGGAGAATTAACCAATGTCTGATGAAGTATCAGGTTTGCTTCCCCTCAGTTTCTACATTGACCAAAGCGGCAACCTCACTACTGCCACTCCCGTTGACCTCAAGATAGCCGGTAGCTATCACACAAAGGTCAAAATGCCCCAGGCGGGATGTGTTCGTGCGATACTTGCCAGGTGTGAGACCACACCGAACACAGCCAATCCCGCCCTGATTGCAGCTTTTACCATCGGCGGAGTCGAACAGGCTGGATGCGAGGCCAGTATCGCGGTTGGCGATACTGAGGACAATGCGACCTTTGCCAATGGAGAGTGGGAATTCGACGAGGACGATGAAGTCGGAGTCTCCATCGAGCAGACAGGAGGCACTATCGACGATGCAGTCGACGAAGTTCATGTGCTTCTCTTGCTCCAACTCGGGAGGTCGAATATATAGAAGGAGAGCGTGTCCCTCCTCTCTCCTTGCTATCGTAGCGGACAGGGGGGCTTGGGAGTCTCACCCCCCAGGCCTCCCGCCGCCCCGTCAATCGAGGCTTAAAAATGGCAGATGATTCCTTGATTCGCATATATGTTTGTCGCCGATGTGGTAAATATGGCGGCACTTTAATAAAAACGCCTCGTGGTGATTATGTTCACGCGTACCATAGCCCTTGTAATCCCCCAACGCAATCCTTTTTTATTAGACTTCTGCGCTGGCTTTCAAAGCTAGCCCGAAGCTGCAAACGTAATGTTTCAATATTCGAAGCTAAAAACGAGGCTCTGAGAGCGAAATCCGAGCGTAATTCTCGTAGGGGCTGACCAATGCGTAGGGGCAAACCGATGTGTTTGCCCAAAAGGAAGGTGAACAATGGACTTGGCAGAAATGCGAGACCTGGTCGAAAGAGACCTGCACGACGAGACAAACGAATCGTGGTCGACCGACGAGATAGACCGAGCCATCGAGCGAGCGTTGCAGGAGTTCAGTTACGCGATACCGCTTGAGGCCACTCACGACGAGGCCACACTTGCCAGTCGGGACATCGACATATCATCATTGAGCGACAGGGTGGTCATTATTGCCGTCGAATATCCTACCGACAACTACCCTAAAACGTATGTTCGCTTTTCTGCATGGGGCGACACGCTCTCTTTGCTTGTCGATACCGAGCCCGATGGCACATACGACGCGAAGGTCTATTACGGCAAGCTCCACTCCCTGATAACCGCCGATGCTTGGGAAGCATCGACGGTCTATGCCGAGGGTGATTATGTCTTACCGACCGTACCCAATGGCTACCGGTACAAATGCACCACGGCAGGGACAAGCGCCGCCGCCGAACCGACCTGGCCGACAACCCTTGCGGGAACAGTCGCCGATAATACCGCAGTCTGGACGTGCGATTCTATCACATCTTCAATCCCCACTTTCAATGAATATCTTTTAGCGGAAGGAGCGGCAGGCTTTGCCTTGCAGCAGTGGGCAGCCGAGGCCATTAACAAGGCCAATGTGGGGGATGATGTCCCCAGGAGCTATAGGACGCTGGGGAAGGCCAGGATTGACGCCTTTCGCTGGCATATCAAGAGGCTGGGGAGGCAAAACCGAGTGCGGGTCCGCCAGCTTTACGCCCCTTATTATCCCATCGTCTCAAAAAACACGGTCGTGGGCCCATAAAATGAATATTGAAGAAGCATTAACCTTAATTAAAAACGAGTATGAATCTGCATCTGGTAGATTCCCTCCTTTCAATTCAGCCCATGAAGGTCTAGCAGTTATTCAAGAGGAATTTGAGGAATTAAAAGCTGAGGTCTTTCTTAATCATAAATACCGCAGCATATCCGCCATGAGAAGCGAAGCTGTCCAGGTTGCTTCAATGGCTATTCGCTTTTTGGTCGATGTAACTGAAGTTAAAAATGTTTGAACGTCTTTATCAAATGCTGTGGTCGAGGTTCGGAGGCCGACCCTGGACGTACATCATCAGGGAGAGCCCCCGATGGTCGGCGGTAGTAGGCGCAGGCTTGGCAGCCATCGGCCTTGCCAGCCTGAGAGCGCCCAGGCCGGTCATACTGGCCGTTTCTGCCGGCATAGGATTTATTCTCGGACATCTGTACTGGTAAGCCCTGAACATGCCGAAGGGAGCGAAGTCGAAGGGTAAATATCATGGGTAGTGATGGCCGACGTCGGCCATCACTCAAAAAACCGAACCCGTGACCTGTAAAAACGAGTGCCTGATCATAAATGAAAGAGCTTTTTGCCCCTGAAAAATGTCCAAATTGTGGGAGTCGCACTATAGTCGAGCACTATGACGCTGGATGGAGAGTTTTATGTTCATGTGGTTATTATGGCGTATTTCACTTCGACGAGCCTGGTCAAAAAAACCGAGCAATAAGGCAACTATGGGGAACCACGGAACAGATCGTTAAAAATGAAAAACCGAGTCGGATCCGCCACCCCGTAGGGGCAGACCTACGTGTCTGCCCAACGTAGGGGCGTTCAATTGAACGCCCAATGAGAGAAAATGAGAACCCTAACCGACACACTGACGGCAGCGCAGAAGCGCCCCGCCACCCGACCCCACCCCCACGTTGAAGTGTTCGACAAGGTCGCGGGTATTACGAGGTTTCACTGGGAGAGGCTATACGAAGGTGAGGAGGATGAGAAATTCCACGCCAGCACAATGCCAGGCGACGGTTCGCTCATTCGGCTCAGGACAGACGCCTCGAATAACCTTTACCGGCAGCGGGTGACCGGCCCCGATGAAGAATCGACCTACAGCTCCTGGACGGATTGGAGCGTCGAGGCGTACGCCGTTTCGCTCTGCTCGTACGGAGCGCATGTCGCGGCGATTCGAATCGGGACCGACGGACACCTGTATAGCTGTGAGAGCGCCGACAGTGGCGCAAGCTGGGGAAGCTGGACAGACATGGGAGACGCTTCCGGGGATGCGACATTTCGCCTGGCGTCATGCTTCAAGGATGCCGATAACTGCCTCATACTGTACTCCAATGGCACGACGCTTTACTCAATAATGCTTGGCGATACCCTTTCGGAAATGGCAGAGGATTTCACCACATATACCGAGGTAGACGAGGACGGCGATATCACCGTCACCGCTACGAAATGTGACGTTGATACCATGCGCCGTGATGCGCTGTCCTACGTGCGGAAAGATAAAGGGGCAGGCCACTTCACCGACTTCGAGCACCTCGTTACCTGTCGATGTACTGCTGGGGACAATGGAGCTAACTGCGGCATTTGGGCGCTGAGCAATGGCAGCAATACTGTTGCTCAGATGATTACTAATACCGAGGGCTTGTCCTGTGTTTTTTATCACGGTGCGGCAGCAGCCCTTGCACTTATTCTTGTCGACCGTAATTCGGGCAATTCCGATACATCCATCGCCTTGGTTGAAGGCACAATCTACTATCTGACGATAGAGCGTAATGACACCACGCTGACCTGCAAGATTTATGATGACAGCGACAGAACCAACCTCATTGACACCCTATCGGTTGTATGTACCACGCTAGCCTATAGATATGCATTCGGTATAATATCCAGGGAGGACTCAGGCACTCCTACCCCCACGTTAACCTTCTACTCCGAAGACCTATATCTGCAAGAGGGAGGGGAAGGCGCTGAGGAGTGGTCGAACAGCCTGAACTCAATAACCGGCGTCGCCGTGGTATACCAGGGAGACTACAACGTTATCATAACCGGCGCCGACGCCAGCGACAATCCGGGCGTATGGACGTGCGTTCTCGGAGATGGCTACAGCGCGGCAGTGGGGAACTGGAGCTCATTAGCCGAGGTCATGCTGGCAGAGAGCGCCAGTGGTGTAACGTACGCCCACCCCGCCCTGTCCCTCCCCGACGTATATCGAGCGTGGTTTGTCGAGGCATACTCAGGTACGGAGAGCTACAGCCGACCGTACTGGACGCATGGCATATCGTCGGCAGACTTCATATCGAACCTGTGGCGAGAGCCAGTCCCTTTTAATCTCACGTCTAGCTACGGACTGTCGCTCGCCTGGTCGGGAGATCACGTCTGGTTGACCAGGGCAGACGGCGTATGGCGAGCGTCGGTTGCAGCAGGTTCCGTGGAGCTAACGACCGGCGTATTAGGAATAAAGGCCAGCGCACGTGAAGCGACTGGCGAGATATCCGTCATTCTCAGGAACGACGACGGACGCTTCAACTCCATCGGCGAAGACGATGACACCTACGAACACCTTAAACTGGGGTCGGAGCTCAGATTTTCACCTGGTTACTACACGACAGACGCCGGCAGCCCTGAGCACAGTTCAGGCCCCGCCTACTGGATACAATCGTTCGACTATCTATCCAAAGGCGGACGTTCTACATTGACCGTAAACGCCGTCGATGGCTGGGGGTTGCTCGAAAGATGGAAGGCCAGGCGACAATATAGCTGGGCCTCCG